TAAACGCTAATAGACAAAGCGCTTTGAATGCATCGGCTTTAAATAGTAATACACTTAACTAGGAGAAATTATGTTAAATGACGGCTTAAAATTAACAGGTAAATTAACCATTGCCCTCAATGACGAGATCGTTCAAGAAGTTCCTAACTTAGTTGTTACTGCAGGAAAAGGTTACGTTGCTAGTAGAATGAAGGATACTTCAGCTACTGCAATGTCACACATGGCGATAGGTTCTGGTGACACAGCGGCTGCAGCAGGTCAAACTGCTTTAGCTAGTGAGTTAGCTAGAACTGGTTTGACATCTACAACTGTATCAGGTGCTGATATTGTTTATGTTGACACTTTCGCAGCTGGTACTGGTACTGGTGCCGTCAAAGAAGCAGCTATTTTAAATGCTTCTTCTGGTGGAACTATGTTATGTAGAACCGTTTTTTCAGTAGTTAACAAAGGGGCTAACGACGCTATGACAATTACCTGGACGGTAACTGTTTCATAATATAAAGGAGATGTAAGTTGGCTATTGTTTTTAAGAACAATGCGACTACAGCCCTATCGGGTAACATAACCAATAGTGCCACAAGTATAGGTGTCACAGATGGTTCAGTTTTCCCATCGTTAAATAGCGGAGAGTCGTTTTTTGTTACGTTTGATGACGGAACAAATAAAGAAATCGTAAAAGTTACCGGTAGAAGCGGTAACACGCTTACCGTCGTACGTGCGCAAGACGGTACTTCTGCACGTGCATTCTCACAAAACGACGCTGTAGACTTACGTCTAACAGCCGCAGTCCTAGAAGCTTTTCCTCAGTTAGATGGAAATTCACAAACCGGTACTATTGATGTTACCGGTGTCAAAATAGATGGCGATACCATTATAGATGGGTCTGGTAATTGGCAAGGCCCAAGCAGTGGTATTAAAGGCGAAGTAGGTCCTACAGGTCCTACTGGTCCTACTGGTCCACAAGGAGATAAAGGAGCTACGGGTGCTAATGGCCCAACAGGTCCTACGGGCCCTACTGGTGCAGATGGCCCAACCGGTCCTACAGGTGCTACAGGTCCAGGTGGAGCTAAAGGTGCTACAGGCGCAGGCGGTTCAGATGGTTCAGACGGATCCGATGGAGCTAAAGGAGCAACTGGCGCAACAGGTCCAACTGGCCCACAAGGTACAGCTGGAGCAAAAGGCGCTACAGGTTCTAAAGGTGAAGTAGGTGTTACCGGACCAACAGGTGACAAAGGTGCCACTGGAGCAACAGGTCCTACAGGCCCACAAGGTACAACAGGAGATAAAGGTGCTACTGGAGCAGGCGGTAGCGATGGTAGTGATGGCGCTAAAGGTGCTACTGGAGCAACTGGCCCGACAGGTCCTACAGGAGCTAAAGGTCAAAAAGGTGAAATAGGAGCCACAGGCCCAGGCGGCCCAGCTGGTAGTGATGGTTCAGATGGTTCTGACGGTTCTGATGGCGCAAAAGGTGCTACCGGAGCAACTGGTCCTACTGGTCCAGGTGGAAGCGCTGGAGATAAAGGTGCTACCGGAGCAGGTGGAGATAAAGGCGCAACAGGCGCACAAGGCCCTACAGGTGGGACAGGTCCAACAGGCCCTACAGGTCCTACAGGAGATAAAGGTCAAAAAGGTGAAATAGGTGTTACTGGTTCAACTGGCCCAGCAGGTGGTGATGGATCAGACGGAGCTAAAGGTGCCACGGGTGCCACGGGTGGTACAGGTCCAACGGGCGCAAAAGGACAAAAAGGTGAAATAGGGGCTACAGGCCCTACTGGTCCAGGTGGTAGTGATGGAGATGACGGAGCCGCTGGGGCGAAAGGTGCTACAGGTGGTACAGGACCTACGGGCCCACAAGGCGATAAAGGCGCAACAGGAGGCACTGGTCCAACAGGTGCTAAAGGTCAAAAAGGCGAAATAGGTGCAACAGGTGGTACAGGTCCTACAGGCCCTACAGGTCCAAGTGGTAGTAATGGTTCTGCTGGTGCAAAAGGTGCTACAGGTGCGACAGGCCCAACTGGACCAACAGGTCCAGCGGGTGATGATGGTTCCGATGGCGCAAAAGGTGCGACAGGGGCTACAGGCCCAACAGGCCCTACAGGAGCTAAAGGAGCAACAGGTGCTGCTGGTGCTAAAGGCCAAAAAGGTGAAATAGGAGCAACAGGTCCTACAGGCCCACAAGGTGCTAAAGGTGCAACAGGTTCTCAAGGACCAACAGGTAGTACTGGTACTGGTATTACAATGGAAGGTCAAGTTGCTCAGACAAGTAACTTACCATCTTCAGGCAACACAAAAGGTGATGCGTATATAGTACAAGCAGACGACAGTTTACATATTTGGGATGGTTCAGCATGGGTAAGTGGTGGATCAATACAAGGTCCTACTGGACCTACAGGTTCTCAAGGATCTAAAGGTGCAACCGGTGCAACCGGCCCAACCGGGCCAACAGGCCCACAAGGAGACAAAGGGGCTACTGGAGCAACGGGTGGTACAGGTCCAACAGGTGGTACAGGTCCAACAGGTTCTACAGGCCCAGGCGGAGCTAAAGGAGCAACTGGCGCAAAAGGTGCTACGGGGGCTACTGGCGGTACAGGCCCAACTGGCCCATCTGGTAGTAACGGCTCAAATGGAGCTAAGGGTGCAACAGGGGCTACAGGTCCTACAGGCCCAACTGGCCCAGCGGGTGATGATGGTAGTGACGGTGCAAAAGGAGCTACTGGTAGTGGCGGAGCAAAAGGTGCTACAGGGGCAACTGGCCCAACTGGACCAACAGGAGCTAAGGGACAAAAAGGTGAAGTAGGTGGTACAGGCCCAACCGGACCTACAGGTTCTACAGGACCAGCAGGTAGTAATGGTTCTGACGGTGCGAAAGGAGCAACTGGCGCAGGAGGCCCAACTGGCCCAGGTGGGGCTAAAGGAGCAACAGGTGCAACAGGACCAGCAGGTAGTAATGGTTCTAACGGGGCTAAAGGTCAAAAAGGTGAGGTAGGGTCAACAGGTCCTACTGGCGGTACAGGCCCAACAGGCCCAGGCGGAGCAAAAGGAGCTACTGGCGCAACTGGTGGTACTGGACCAACAGGTGCTAAAGGTGCAACTGGTGCAGGCGGGTCAACTGGCTCAGCTGGTGCTAAAGGACAAAAAGGCCAAAAAGGAGCCACAGGCGGTACAGGACCAACAGGTGGAACTGGCCCAACAGGACCAGCAGGTAGTAATGGTTCAGCAGGTGCAAAAGGACAAAAAGGAGCCACAGGTGGTACAGGACCAACAGGTTCAACCGGACCTACAGGCCCAGGCGGAAGTGCTGGAGCTAAAGGAGCTACAGGAGCTACTGGTGGAACAGGACCTACAGGACCAGGTGGCGCAAAAGGCGCTACTGGTGGAACAGGACCTACAGGGCCAACTGGCGCAAAAGGCGCTACTGGCGCAACAGGTGGAACTGGACCTACAGGCCCATCTGGTAGTAATGGTTCAAATGGAGCTAAAGGACAAAAAGGAGCTACAGGTGGAACTGGACCTACAGGTGGAACAGGACCTACAGGTGGTACAGGACCTACAGGAGCCAAAGGTGCAACAGGTTCTACTGGACCAACAGGACCAGGCGGTGGAACCGGGCCAACAGGTGCAAAAGGACAAAAAGGAGCGGCAGGTGGAACAGGCCCAACAGGACCAGGCGGTGGAACTGGACCTAAAGGACAAAAAGGCGCTACCGGTGGAACTGGTGGAACAGGACCTACAGGCCCTACTGGCCCTACTGGCCCAGGTGGATCAACAGGTGGCACCGGACCAAAAGGACAAAAAGGAGCTGCAGGTGGAACTGGACCTACTGGTGGCACGGGCCCAACCGGACCTACTGGTGGTGGCGGAGCCAAAGGAGCAACTGGAGCTACAGGCCCAACAGGCCCAACAGGACCTACTGGTGGTGGCGGAGCTAAAGGTCAAAAAGGTGCAGCAGGTAGTAATGGTAGTAATGGTGGAACTGGCCCTAAAGGGCAAAAAGGAGCTGCTGGTGGAACAGGACCTTCTGGTGGTAGCGGGCCTACAGGGCCAACTGGACCAACTGGACCAACTGGACCATCAGGTGGATTTACAACAAACTCAAACGCACAAGTTAACAGTTTAGGTGCTGGAACAGGTGGGTCAGGAACAGCTGGTGAGATTAGAGCAACTAACAACATTACTGCTTATTACTCAGATGAAAGACTAAAAGCATTTGAAGGTAAGATAGATAATGCGTTAGAAAAAGTCTTAACATTAAGTGGTTATTATTATAAAGACAACGAATTAGCCAAAGAACTAGGTTATGATAATGACAGGCGTCAAGTAGGTCTAAGTGCACAAGAAGTGAAAAAGATACTACCAGAAGTTATAACAGAAGCTCCAATTGACGATCAATATTTAACAATATGGTATGATAAACTTATACCGCTAATCATCGAGGCAATAAAGGAGTTAGCTGACAAGAAGTAAACACAGGAGGTGTTATGAATTCAATTTGGCAAATGTGGGAACGAGGCATAACGCCTACCACTTGTAATCGTATAGTAGAAGAATGTCAAAAATTACAGCCTATGGAAGCTAATATAGGGTCTGATTCTAATACTAATACTGTAAACACAGACGTACGAAGATCTGAAGTAAGATGGGCAGGCCATATAGAATGGTTAAATAAACTTGTTTATGATTTTGCTACCCGAGCTAATAGACAAGCTTTTGGTTTTGATATTTCTTACTTACAAGACATCCAATACACTATATATAAAGGAACAGACGAAGGTTATTATGATTGGCACCATGATACCTTTTGGGGAGGCCATACTGCTTTTGATAGGAAATTGAGTTTAATAATACAACTAAGTGACCCTTCAGAATATGAAGGTGGTAAGTTTCTTTTAGCTGATGAATATGAACAACCAGACCCTAGAGCATTAGCACAGCGTGGTACAGTGTTTTGTTTTCCTTCACCAGTACGACATACAGTTAAACCAGTAACTAGTGGCGTACGTAAATCTTTAGTAGCCTGGATAGAAGGACCGAAATTCAAATGATTATAGTAATAGATAAAGTCTTTTACCCTGCAACCCTAGAAACTTTAAACATTCACAATAACCACGCCTATTTTAAAAAAGAAGAAGAACATGATAATGGCGTAGTTGCTAGACGTCTTATAGGTACAGCCGCTAATTATTTTAATTTTGATAACCAAGTAGGTTATGACATTTGGTTTCATAAAAATGGTATGCCAGGTTGGCACCAAGACAGAGATGAACAAACATTTTTTGAAACAGGACAAAGCCATTTTCCTATATGTTCTATAGTTTTTTACCCACATGTAAAAGACTTAGTAGGGGGTGAACTTATTTTTAAAAACAATATGCGTATAACACCAGTGTCAAATAGACTTGTCATGTTTGGCCCTGGACTAGAACACAAAGTTACGCCTATACAAAGTGGAGAAAGAGTGTCTATGAACATAAACTCTTGGAACTACGACATAGAAGTAGCTACAGAGTTTAACTAATGAAAAAATTTATAATTAACCTAAAGAGTAGGCCTGAACGTAAACAACACTTTATAGATAAAAACCCAACCTTAGAAGACTACATATTTGTAGAAGCTGTTGATGGGTTATCACAAAATTTATCTGAGTATAAGACTAGACCAGGTTGGATAGATCCTTTTCAAAACAGGGGTATTGTTCCTACAGAAGTAGCTTGTTTTTTATCCCACAGAAAAATGTGGCAAAAATGTGTAGAGTTAGATGAGCCTATATATGTAATAGAAGATGATGCCATCATAAATGTAGATAGATGGGACGAACCTTTTTATGACTATACAATAGGTTATTGGGACTTGTTGTACCTACAACGCAATGAAAACGAACCAGAGAACACTATAAAAGTATCTGATAGGCTAGAAAGACCTTGGTATCCATACAACACAACGGCGTATGTGATCTCACCAAAAGGTGCACGAAAGCTGTTAAATACTAATATAATGGAAGAAGGTATAATACCAGTAGACGAGTATATACCTGAACAAATCAGAGAAGCTAGTCTTATGGCGCTTGCTTTACAAGAAGACTCTTGTAACCAAGCCCGTACTGATATACTACCTTCTGATATACGTAACGACAGGAGAGATATGACAATACACGTAGTAACGATAGGCACAGACGTTAATAAAATGAAGAGGCTATACCAGTCTGCTTCTAAGCATGACATAACAATTACCAATTGGGGTTTTGGTGTGGAATGGAAAGGTACAGATATGACAGGTCCAGGCGGTGGGCAGAAAGTAAACATATTAAAAGAGAACATAGGAGAGCTTGCGGACACGGATATTTTACTCTTTACAGATTCGTACGATGTTTTTTATGCAGATAGCTTAGAAACAATCAAAGAAAGGTATTTAGACATGGGTCATAAAGTACTTTTTGCCGCAGAAGAAGTATGTTGGCCAGATCCTAGCCTAGGTAATCAGTTTCCGTCCGTGCATACTAGGTATAGATATCTTAATTCTGGTACGTTTATAGGTGAAGTAGGCGAAATAAAGAAAATATTAGCTCATGGGCCTATAGAAGATCATCAAGATGACCAACTTTTTTATCAACAAGCGTACCTAGAAGGCATTTATGACATAGGATTAGACGTAGAAGCTTATATATTCCAGTGCCATGAGCCTAATATCACTATGTTAGGCAACCAGTTACATAACCAAGAGACTACTTGTTGTCCTTGTGTATACCACGGAAATGGAGATGATAGTGCTAAGGCTAATTTTGAGCGTATTTATAATGAAATGTACTCAACACCTCAAAATCTATTCCACACACCCACTCACGACTATGATGTTATAGATAAAGACATGCTTCTTATAGATTTTATGTCAGAACATCAATGCCAAAGAATGATAGAGATAGCAGAACAGCATGGGGAGTGGCAAAGTCTACCTTTAGATACGTATCCTGCTCAAGAAATAAGACTAAAACAATTAGGTTTATATAAAGAATTAGAAACACATTGGCAAGAACACGTAAAACCTATAATAGAAAAGTATTGGAGCCCTCTTGTAGTAGAAGGTGTAAGAGATGCTTTCATGCTTAGGTATTCTACAGACTCACAGACAAAACTAGCATTACATCATGACTCTTCGCACGTAACTGGTTCCGTAAAGTTAAACCAAAACTACAAAGGTGGCGAGTTATTTTTTCCTAGGCAAGGTATAAGCAATGCTGATATACCTGTAGGTAAACTGCTTTTATTCCCAGGACAAGTTACGCACCCACACGAATGTGTAGAGCTTATTGAAGGGACTAAGTACAGTCTTACTATATGGTCACAAAGATACAAAGGCGATATACTATAAAGTATGTTTGAACACATCCTAGTAAACAACGAAAAACTTTATGATTTGATGGAGGCAGGGGTTATAAAAGACCTTGTAGAGAAATCAAAAGTATATTTTGCAAAAGGAACTTATAAATATCCTGGCGCAGATTATACAGAAAAAGAAATAGAAGAAGCTGATTTAGATGCTATAGCCAATCATTGGTTTGAGCTTGCTTCGAGTTTTACAGAAGAAGGCAAACCTGCAGACCATCCAGGTAGACGTCTTTACACTACGCTTTTAGATGGCTATCCCATAAATTTACAATTTATGGATATAAAAGATGGTGTAGCACATCTGTGTAATAACTTGTCTAGGCCTGACAGTGAAGGTACTAAAAATTATATTTTTAAACTTGATTTTCACAATACTATAGGGACTACATGGTTAAAAGAGGGTTGTACTATTGAACGTAGTTATACAGATATAGGCAGTCCTATGAGAGATACTTTTCAAGCTTTAGCTAATTACTTTGCTCCGATAGAAGAATGTTCAGGTAGGCTTTGGTCTACTTTTAGATATATAGGACAAGAAACTCAACACTATTCTACTGGCGGAGAGAATTGGCATGGTATAAAATCTGATTATAGTGTTACTTTTGATGTGTTTGAAGTAGACATAGGAGAATAAATGCCCGGTTGGTTTAAAGATAGTAATATAGATATGGCGGAGTTAGCCAGTGTTTATCGTACCCCTCCTCAAGGTGTGTCTGCTAAATCTAACTCTAATATAATTTTTAATGATTACAGGCAAATGCCTCCTCAGGCAAATGGCGCTAATAACACCATAACTACTGCTGCGACCCAAACTTTAAGGTTTGATGATTTAGCTGATACAGGGGGTGTTGTAGGCGGTTCAAATAGTTACAGTACTGGATCTACTAAAGGAGCAGCTAGTTTTAATATTTTCGGTGCTTTTACTGCGCATGGGGCAAGTGTAGTACGGGGTGATGGCTCTTCTACATCTCAGGGTTATATGGGATTAGGCGCACAGTCAGGTTCAACTATTTTAACTGGCGTGGGTAGTTTTGGTACTCCTTCTTCGGGTCAGTATTACCTTGAAGGAATTGGTATGGTTAACGGCACGATAGGGGGAACGCTAAAACTTGTAGTACGAGGCCTAGGTGGCGCTAGTGCACCACCAGAAAATGCTTGGTCTACGATAAGAAGTAGAATATTAAATAATACTGGTACAGCAGGTACAACTGCAACTTTTAATAGGGATGACGGCAACGAGTATCTTGGTTGGACTAGTACCACAACCGGTACTACTAGAATATGGTCCGTCGGCCACGGTCTTGGTGGTGTGTATTCATCAGCATATGGTTGGGTCGCAAATAGTGTTAATACAGTGGAGTTCGTATAATGAATTTAAAAAACCCTCCAGGGCTACCGCCTTGGGAAGAAATATCTACCAAACGTAAAGTAGCTAGAGTCTTTTTTATTTTTTTACTACCCGTAAAAATCCTACTTATGTTTATGGGTGTGTCATTTGGCATTACAGCTCTTTTTGGCCTATAATCCCTTTATGGCCACGGTTAAAGAAACATTAGCAAAAATCGAAGCGCACGAAAAAGAGTGCAACATTCGATACTCTGCTATTGAAAAACGCTTAGATAAAGGAGACGCTAAGTTTGACCGTATGGACACTAAGTTCACTACAATGATTATAGGTGTGTATCTACTTATCATTGGGTCTAATTTATTATAAGGAGGTACCTATGGCAAAAGCCGAAAAGAAATTACCACAGTTAATCAACTTTGATGGTAAACAATACGATATAACCCAAATGACTGATCGAGTAGCTCAACAGTTTAATATGCTAGTGAGATTACAAGGTGAGTGGCAAGATGCTGATTTTAATTTAAGAAAGGTTGAAGCAGCACAAAAAACAACTGTAACGGAACTGCAAGTATTTTTAAAAGAAGATAAGATAAAAGCAGTAGATGACAGGATAATAACACCATGAATGTAGAACTACTAAAAGAAGAGATTAAAAGGCATGAAGGTGAAGTCTTAGAAATATATGAAGATAGCCTAGGGTATAAAACACTTGGCGTAGGGCATCTATGTCAACCAGAAGATCCAGAGTACGACTGGAAAGTTGGAACTAAAGTATCACAAGAAGTAGTAGACATGTACTACGAAGATGATTTTAATAAACATGTTGCAGAAGCTATACATGTGTTTGGTACAGATGAAGCTTTTTATAATTTACCTGAAAATATCCAACACGTCATAGTTAATATGTGTTTTAATTTAGGAGGAACTAGGCTTTCTAAGTTCCGTAATATGTTAAAAGCATGCAGAGCGCATGATTGGAAAACAATGGCGGCTGAAATGGAAGACAGCAGATGGTTTAAACAAGTAGGAAGAAGGAGTCGAGAACTGCAAGAATCAGTTCTGAATACTGTATAATGAAAAAATGGCCTATATTAAACTTAAACAATTCGGAGGTCTTGCACCAAGGACTTCACCTAGACTTTTAAGGGATGAATTAGCTACAGTAGCTACTGACGTAAACCTTGAGAGCGGGCGTTTAGTGCCTGTTACAGACAACTCTGATACTTTAACTCTTTCTAATTCTAATAGACAATCTATATTTAAATACACCGATAGCCCAGAACGTTGGCTACAGTTTGACGAAGATGTAAACGTCGTACGTGGTCCAGTGCCCGGGGATAATAACGACACGATTTATTGGTCAGGACAAACTTTTCCTAAAATGGGTAGAAATGCTGATATTGTACATGCATCTAATCCAATGCCTATTGGCGGTTATAGACTAGGTATACCCGCTCCAACTGCTGCACCAACTGTAGCTGCAGTAGGGCAAACACAATTTGATGGTATTATCGCATTTGTAAATGAAAGTTCTACTGTAACTATAACTACTTCTACAAGTGGGTCAGCTGCTGCACATGGTGTTACTGCAGGTGAATATGTAACTCTTACAGGTTTTTCTACAACACAAGGTGTAGCTGCTGCAGATATAAATGGTAACTATAAAATAAAATCAGTGCCTAGCGTTTCTACTTTAACAGTAGAATTATCTGCTGCTGCAACTGGTACAGGTAACAGTGGCTCTGTAGCTAATGGTGTAGCACTTGGTGGTAATTCAGACGCAGAAATAGATTATGAAACTTCTTATGTGTATACCTTTGTGTCTGCATACGGAGAAGAAGGTCCACCTTCCCCAGCTTCTACTGTTATAACTACAGATGATAATATGACTGTAGCTATATCTGGTTTAGAAACAAGTGCACCTAGTGGTGTAACTAATACAAACTTATCAAAGAAAAGAATATATAGGTCTAATACTGGTTCTAATACTACGCAGTTTCAGTTTGTAGCAGAGCTTGCTTTATCTGCTACTACATATACTGATGTATCAAGAAATAATGAATTAGCTGAAGTAATACCTTCTACAACTTGGATAGCTCCACCAGATGATGATACAGCTTTATACCCAGATGGCCCTATGAAAGGTTTAATTTCTTTGCCTAACGGTATTCTTGCTGGTTTTACAGGTAAACGTATATGCCTTAGCGAACGGTTTTTACCGCACGCTTGGCCTTCTGATTACAGACTAGCTATAGATGAAGAAATTGTAGGTATTGCAGCTACTTCTAACGGTATTATAGTAGGTACAAAAGGCACACCGTACCTTGTAACAGGTACTGATTCTTCTGCAATGACAGCTATAAAAATAGAATCAGGTGAAGCGTGTTTAAGTAAAAGGTCTATGGTAGATATGGGTGAGTATGTTATGTACGCAGGACCAGACGGTTTAGTAGCTGTACAAGGCGCAACCGCTACAGTAGCTACTGTAAACATACATACCCCTAAACAATGGTTAGCTAACTATTACCCATCTACTATTACAGGTTTTAAATGGCAAGGTAGGTATGTAGGTTTTTACAGCACAGGTTCTGGTTTTGGTGGTTTTATATTTGACCCAAGAGAACAAACTAACGCTTTTGTAGATCTTGATGTTAGCGCATTAATACGTGGTGGTTTTACTGATCCAGATGATAACGAACTATATATAATAATAGGTAACAAGATTAAAAAATTTCAAGGTAGTAATACTGCTTTGACTTACAATTGGAAATCAAAAGAATATAGTGTTCCTAGGCCAACAAGTTTTGGGTTTGCTAAAGTAGATGCAGAAGCTTACCCAGTGACTATAAAAGTGTACGGAAGTGGCAGTGTTATATATAACGCTACTATTTCTACAAGTGGTAGTGCTTTTAGTGTTACCGGCACTACTCCTAGTTTTAGTGCTACGGCTATAACAGAACCTATGGTACGCCTACCAGCTAGTATGCATACAGATTTTGCTATAGAGATAGAGAGTACTAAAGTTGTAAACGAAGTCTGCATCGGAGAAAACATAGAAGAACTCAAGGAAGCATAATGCCAAAAACTAAACTTCCTGCTCTTAAGAATATTCCACCTAAGACAGACAGAGAACTCAAGGTAGCGCTTGATGCTATTAAAGAAGCATTAGAGGTTAGACTAGGACAACGTGGTGACCCCTTAGATAGAGCTGTAACTCTTAGAGAGTTATCAGATTCTGGAATAGTAAAAGTCAAAAACAAAGGCGGACAAACTAGTGACATAGTACCTCCTGGAGATGGCGACGCAGGCGGCGGAGGCGGATCTGGACCCCCACCCGCTCCTAGTGGGCTAGAAGCAAGCGGTGCTTTTACCGGAATTCTTTTAACTTGGAACAAACCTTCTTACGGTAGGCATGCTTACACAGAAATATGGAGATCAAAAGATAATGCTCTTGGTGGCGCTATTCTTATCTCTACTAGTGGAGGTTCTGTATACAGCGATGAAGTTGGTTACAACCAGGAGTATTACTACTGGATAAGATTTGTAAGTACGTCAGATGAGTTTGGCCCTTACAACGATACCGAAGGTACAGTTGCTACTACAGTAGCTGACGTAGGCGCAGTAATGCAAGCTCTTTCAGAAGAACTAAGTGCCTTACCTGGTTTCTCTACATTAAATACAACTATACCTATTACCTTAGGCTCTACTACAGCTAACCTACAATCTACTATAGCTACTGTAAATGCGGCAGCAGCAGCTGCACAATCAGACGTCAACAGTTTAACAACAAGTACGCCTAGGGTTATAAGATCAACTTCTTCACCTACTGCTCGACCTGATAGCAGTTCTTTACAAGCTGGTGATATATGGATGGACACGGACAACGGTAATGAAATATTCGTGTACACCGGTAGCACCTGGGCAGCAAGTACGGCCGGGTCTACTAGTTCATCTGATACAACTTTACAAACACAGATTAACGCTAATGGTAATGCTATATCTCAAAATGCATCTGACTTATTACTAGTTGCAGGTGTTAGTGACAACGGGGATATCTCAACTTCAGTAAATATTACTACTTTAAACTCTTCTATAACTAATGCTAATACAAACATAGGCGCAAATACTTCTGCTATAGGTGCTTTAACAACTAGGGTATCAAGTGCAGAAGGGACTATTACTGCCCACACAGGAGACATTACAGAACTAGAAAGTACTTTGACTGGTTACTCTGGAACCTCTACTGTAGCTACTGCAGTTAGTGGGTTAAATACTAGACTTTCATCTGCTGAAGGTTCTATAAGTTCTCAAACCAGTTCTATTACCGCTTTAAATAGTGCGTTAAATGGTTACAGTGGTACAAACGGAGTAGCTAATGCTGTTAGTGGGCTACAAACACAGATAACATCTAACGACGATGACATAGCAACTAAGGCAAGTACTTCATCTGTTACTGCTTTATCTTCTACAGTAGACGCAAAGACTCAAACATTTATACAAAACGATGCCCCTACTGCTGTAGCTACAGGCGACCTTTGGGTTGACAGTAATGATGGTAATAAACTGTACCGTTGGAGCGGAAGCGCATGGGTGTCTATTCAAGATGGTTCTATTGCAACAGCAATAGCAAATGCAGCTACAGCGCAATCAACAGCAGATGGTAAGATTGACAGTTTCTACCAAGATGATGCTCCAGGTTCTGCAAGTGAAGGTGACATTTGGTTTGACACTAATGATGGTAACAAAGTTTATACTAGACGTTCAGGCTCTTGGGTTGCAACACAAGACTCAGGAATTGCTCAAGCGTTATCAGATGCTGCCGATGCAGATGCAAAAGCAGATGGTAAAGTAACAACTTTTGTAGCTACTTCAGCGCCAACAGCTGAAGGTACTGGTGATTTATGGATAGATACAGACGATAACAATAAACTGTATCGCTGGAGTGGATCTGCTTGGGTAGCTGTAAATGATACTTCGGGCGTAGCTATACACTCACAAGACGACGAACCTACAGGTGTAAATGTGGGTGACTTGTGGTTTGATACTAATGACAATAATAAACAATATAGATATAACGGTAGTGCCTGGGTAGCTGTTGATGACACACGTTTAACTTCTAACGCAACAGCTATATCTAATTTGTCTACTGCTGTAGATTTAAATGGGTCTAGTTCTACTAAAATAGATAATTTAGAAACTACAGTTAATAATGCTACTACAGGGGTAGGTGCTATAAACACTGCAATAGGTCTTTTAGATTCAAGGGTAGAAGCTAACGAAGATGATATAGTTGCTACAAATAGCTCCATTACTTCTTTAACAGGTATAGTAGACGCTAAAACACAAACCTTTGTATCTACTTCAGCACCGACTGCTATCTCTATTGGTGATTTATGGATAGATACAGACGACAATAATAAACTGTATCGTGCAACTGCAGCTGGTAACAATAACTGGGTGGCCGTGAACGATACTTCAGGGATCACGGTCCACGCTCAAACATCACAGCCTACTGGAGCACAAGAAGGGGATCTCTGGTTTGATACAGACGATAGCAATAAACAATATAGGTGGAATGGTAGCGCTTGGGTAGCTGTTGTAGACACAAGAGTAGCGGCAAATGCTACTGCTGTATCTAACTTATCTACTGCTGTAGGTCTAAATGGCTCTACTTCTACTAAAATAGAGGACTTAGAATCTGTTGTAAACCATGCTACAACTGGTGTAACTGCAACTGCTAGTGCTGTTAGCCAATTAGAAACTGTTGTAACTGCTATACCTGTAAACTTTAGTCAAGCAACCGCACCTAGTTCAGGCCTTACAACAGGAGACTTATGGCTAGATACAGATGACAAACAATTATACAGATGGGATGGCAGTGCCTGGCAAAGTATAAGAGATAGTTTAACCACCTCTCATGCTAGCCTCATCGAAGACTTGCGAACAGATGTAGACGATAACGTTGCAGCTATAACTACTAATGCAGATGCAATATCTGATGAAACAAGTGCAAGAGCTACAGCAATACAAGGAGTCAATGCTTCTATTGCTACAAAGAACAAAACTTTTATAGGAACAAGTGCTCCAGAGGCTCTAGCAGCAGGTGATTTGTGGATCGATAGTGACGATGCTAATAAATTATATAGAGCTACTGGCACAGGATCTAACAATTGGGTAGCCGTTAGAGATACAGCTAATGATGATTACCCAAGAGTATTTACACAAAACGACCCACCAACGGCCATAAACACAGGCGACCTTTGGTTTGATACTAACGATGGTGACAAACAGTACAGGTGGAATGGCAGTAGCTGGGTACTTGTACGAGATGTACTTACAAATGCTAGTGTCACTACTTTATCTCAGGCTGTTACGGACATAGAAGGTAATGCAGCTGCTTCGTATGTATTGCAAGTAAATGCTAACGGTGCTGTTGCTGGTATGGTTATTGAAGCTAATGCTTCTGACTCTGGTACGGGTACAGCCGTA